AATCATCCTTTTACTGGACGTTGTTTATATTGCAACGATAGCATTATTAAAGGGCTATTTTGTAACGCCTTTTGCCATACTGATTACGAATCCGAGCAAGTTATTAAAAAGCATCAATGGCGTTGATCTTTAATAAACTGTTCAATCTTTCTAAACTTCTTTAAATAGCTATGAAACCTATTGGCTATTGGATAAGGGTTCGTTAGCATATAAAACTCTCTGATTACTTCTTCAGGGATCATTTCTTAATCCAGCCTTCCACAATTTCTAATGATTGTTTTGAAAGCATTAGCTTATCTTTCAACGCTTCTATTTCAGCTTGTTGCTCCTCAATAGTCTTTCCATAACCCTTGGCTATAATTTCCCATGATTGATTGCTAACTTGCATTTTCTTGAAGTCGTCTTGTAACTGAAGAAGCGTATCGTTAAGTCTTAAAATTACTAACTTAGCTCCTTCTAAATCAGTATTTAATTCATTTGCGTTCATTTCTCTTGTGCCTTAAATTTATTGTTACGCTGATTTTCTGACTTTGTAACTGCCCTAAGATTTTCAATGTTGTTATCAAACCTATTGCGGTTTATATGGTCAATCACCAATGGTTCAGGCGGTAAATGCCCATGATGGTACATATACACAAGCCTATGTTTTAAATAGTATTTGCCGTTAATGCGGATTTGGGCATACCTACGATTACCAAAATGCCCAGCAACATCACCAGCCTTTACATTACGACTTGGGCTTTCTTTCCAATGTAACTTGCCATCTTTGTAATCAAATAACTGTTTTAAAAATTCTTGGTTCATTCGGATGCCTTTCTTAGTATTGCTCTAGCAAACGCAATCATATTAGGGATACTGCAATCTTCACCAACCCAACATTCGTCTAAAGCCATAACACCCCTGATTTCAAAGTCTGTTAGTGTCTTTGCTGGTGGTTTTTGCCATAACACTTCAACAATCCTATGTTCGTCATCTGTATAAGTAACAGCTAATAGTTCACCTGTTTCTTTACTTTTTTGAAGTGATAGGTGTAGTTCTTTTGCTGGATGAGTGTAAAGTGGTGTTGGACTGTCATCAATAGATAAAGCACAATCCAAATCAAAAAATACGCTTGTGTTATCGCCTCTTGCAATCCACGCTACTGGTTCATTGTTCATGATTGCAATGCCATTAAAGTGCCTTTTTGCAAATCTTTAGCATCAGCAATTATTTGAACGGCATTTTTGTCTTTAGCTACAGCAGAATAAGCTGTTCCATAAACTCTTTTTAAATCGTCAATGGTTTTGCATACATTGATTTCTGTTGCCCATTCTTTTGCTAATACAGTTAAATCAGGTATATCTTCATCAGGAAGATCTTCACCAGAATAGATATACAAAGCCAAACCATGAAGGGCTATAGCTTTAACCAGGCATCGTTGCATTGCTGTATTTACTGCCATTGCATCAGGATTAGCAATAGCTTTGTTTTGATTATTAATGACAGGCATTTGAGCTGTCATAGTTTTGCCAAAAGCCGTTACTGAGCAAAAAACCATCAAAGTTTCAGCAAAGTAAACTGGATCTCCATAAGTCCATGTAGCTTGAGGATCTTGCTGAAGAAGCTGGTCAACAGCCCAAGACCAACTTAAATAAGTAAACTTACCTTTCTTTTCAGTATGTTCGTTTACATTGATTTTGCGTAGTTCTAAAAATTTAGTCATCACTTTTCCTTAATCGTTAATTTCAAATTCAGCTACTTCTTTGGCATGGCCTTCCATGTATTCACAAGCCATTGAGATTAGTTTTCTACCTAATTGTTCGTAATCACCTGAATCAATAACATCTTGCAAAGCTTGAGAATCATCAACTCCCATTTCACTTAAAGCTTCAGAAATAGCTTCTGAAGTTCTATAGTCAAATTTGCCACCAACTTTTAAGAGTTGCCAGGTACGTTCTTCAATTTCATCAGAACGATCATCGTAATCATCAGGTTCGTAGTAAGCATCAGCTCTATTCATTCCCATAATTAAAACCCTCCTAAAAGAGCATAAGCAAACATCGCACCTAGAACAATCCCTAAAACTATTACTCCTATTGCATCTTTCATTTTCATTCCCTTCATCACTTGTTTAAGAGCTTTCAGTATAGACCAAAATTAAGGTTTGCAATAGGTTTTTTCAATTATTTTTATAGGGGGATTCCCTAATAGGTGTATTTTTCTATATTTTTGCTATATGATAGCGGAAAAGGAGTAATACATGAACCCATCTGATTTATTGAAAATTGAATTTGGAAGCCTGATAAACCTGGCTGAAAAGCTAGGAATTAAGCCCCAGACAATCTATTTATGGAACTCTACTAAGGTTCCATTCAAATATTTACGACAAATTGAGGAGCTTTCAGAGCTGCGTTTAACAAGAGAAATGTTAAGACCTGATCTTTTTAAGAAGGGCTGAAATGCACTATTACCAACACAATATTGGGGATTATCGGAAAGATACTTCTCATCTATCGTTGCTTGAGCATGGAATTTATAGGCAACTTTTAGATAGTTATTATTTGGATGAAATTCCTTTAAGCAATGACCTTGCGAAGCTTATGCGTTCGCATAGCGTTCGGACTGCGGAAGAACAGCAATCGCTTCAAAACGTATTAACAGACTTCTTTGAATTGACTGAATTTGGGTATATTCATAAAAGATGCGAGGATGGAATAGCTAAATTTCATGGTAAATCAGCTAGTGCTAGAGCATCCGCAATGGCTCGCTGGAGCAGTAAACATAAGGAAGTTGATGCGAACGCAATACCAACGCAATCCGAAGGCAATGCTAACCATAAACCAATAACCAATAACCATAAACCAATAAAAAACATACAGCCTATCGGCTTTGATTTATTTTGGGATGCTTATGATAAAAAAGTAGGCAAACCAAATTCACTAAAGGCATGGTCAAAAATAGCCTTCAAAGACGATTTATTACAAAAAATTGTTGAAAAGGCTAAAGCAGACAAAAAAGCCAAGCCTGATAACAAATTCCGTAAAGACCCTGAACGCTGGCTAAAGGGTCAGCATTGGATGGATGAGGTGGTAATTGAGCAAGCTTTTGAAGAAAAGCTAATGCCTTTAGGTACTGATTCTCAGATTGAAGCTGCTTATAGGATTGAATGTGGAGGTGATCCGAGTAGGGCCAGATTCAACAGCTACCAAGAAATGAGGAAGTTTGTTCAAGAATTTAGGGATAAAAGGAAGGTGGTATGAGAGTCCTTATTGCTTGTGAATACTCTGGTGTTGTGCGTGATGCTTTTCTAGGGGGGGGGCACGAAGCCATGAGCTGCGATTTATTACCAACTGATGCGCCTGGGCCTCATTATCAAGGCGATGTAAGGGATGTATTGGATTACCCTTGGGATTTAATGATTGCTCATCCACCATGCACAAATTTATCAGTAAGTGGTGCTAGACATTTTCAAGCAAAACGCATGGATGGCAGACAGCAAGCCAGCGCATCATTTTTTATGATGTTGGCAAAAGTTGATATTCCTAAAATTGCCATTGAAAATCCAATTTGCATTATGTCTAGCCTTTACAGAAAACCAGATCAAGTTGTGCAACCTTGGATGTTTGGGCATGGAGAAACTAAAGCAACTTCCTTATGGTTAAAGGGTTTGCCTAAACTTTTGTCAACAAATATTGTTGAAGGCAGAGAAGCAAGAATCCATAAAATGCCACCAAGCGAAGATAGATGGAAATTAAGAAGCACAACTTATCAAGGAATTGCTGATGCTATGGCTCAACAATGGGGCAATGAATGAAGAAAAATACCGACATCAATGCGAAGTCAGATATTTGCTTGCAATCAGACATAAGGAAGGTCTTGGCGCAATCCGCAAACTTTTATTTAATTCAGGGTTTGCCCCTAGGCTACATAGAATCCAGTTCGACATGGCAGAACAATGGCGAAAAGGCAACAGAGGAACAATTAAAGGACAATGGCTATGAATCTTGAACAATTAACAGAAAACAGGGTTGAGGAAGCCCTTATTAAGCTTTCTTCTACAGACGAATCTCATGCAGCCTGGGCTGGTCAAGTTAAATACCTTGAGGAAGGCTTAAAACAAGCCAAGAGCCATTCTTTTTTACTAGCTGATGGCACAGTAGCCGAAAGAGAAGCAAAGGCTCTATCAAGCGATAAATACGCACAGGCGGTATTGGCTTGGACTGAAGCTTTGAAGCAATTTAAGAAAATAGACAATGAACGCAATCATGAAATGCGGATTATTGATATTTGGCGCACTTTATCTTCTAATCGCAGACAAGGAAATATGTAAATGAAAGATTTTAGCCAACCATTTTTAGATGCAAAACGTCTTTTAGATGAATACTACAAAGCTATGATTGCTCAAGATAAAGCCACAGCTTATCAAATTGCCAATTCTTTTGTAGAAACTGCTTTAAAGCTAGAAGATATTGCTCATGCGGATTAAAAAGTTTGATCAAGCCCTTCATGATAAGTACGATCCACCAGCTAGAGCTGCGGTAGCTGAATGGATTTCTATGAAATGGGGGCTTACAGCTTTAGATAATCCTGATATTTATGGCACAGACTTAATTATTCATAGGGGCTCTGTTCCTGTAGGGTTTGCCGAAGTTGAGGTTAGATCTTGGAATCCCCATTGTCCTTTTGATACTATCCATGTGCCTGTAAGAAAAAAACATATGCTAGAAGTACCTAAAACGCTGTTTTTTGCATTAAACCAAGATATGACTCATGCTTACTGGATCACAGGAACAAGGGCTTTAAGCTTTCCAACCATAGAAATGCGTGATGAAACTAAGCATGAAGCTTATTATGATGTTCCTAAATCATTGTTTAAATATGTTGATTTAACGGAGTTATTTTGATAATAAAAACAATAGGTAATGCAACTCTTTATTTAGGTGATTGTGCTGATATTTTGCCTAAATTAAGTCAATTTGATGCTGTTATTACAGATCCTCCTTATGGAATTTCTATAACAAAAAGCCATAGATTATCTAAAAGCAGGGGTTTTAAAGATACTGGCTGGGATGATAAGCCACCATCTAAAGAATTAATTGATGCCATTGTTTCTAAAGGCAATCAAGCAATTTTATGGGGTGGAAATTATTTTGATTTACCACCAACTCGTTGTTTTTTGGCTTGGGACAAACAAAACGAAGGTCGTGATTTTGCAGATTTAGAAATGGCTTGGACTAATTTAAACAAAGTTGCCAGAATATTTCGTATGAGGCCTATGAATATGGATGGCGGTAAAGAACATCCAACACAAAAACCAATAGCATTAATGCAATGGTGCATTGATAAAATTGATGGAAATTTAATATTTGATCCTTTTATGGGATCTGGAAGTACAGGAGTAGCTTGCGCCAAAATGGGAAAATCATTTATTGGTATAGAAAAAGATCCTAAATATTTTGAAATAGCCTGTAAAAGAATAGATTTGGCTTATGCTCAAGGCGATATGTTTATATGACAACTAAGTCAGAAAGGGATGTTTATGCTCGCTTGGCGAGATATGGTTGTATTTTATGCAAACAACAAGAAGTCAGAAACCTTGAAGATTCCCCAACAGAAATGCACCATATACGAAGATTTGGTGGAAAACGAAAAAATGCCCCAGTCATCCCCTTATGCGCTTACCATCATAGACTTGGAGATTCCAGTATTCACCAACTTGGACATAAAGGATTTATTAAATATTGGGGTTTCTCTGAAATGGATTTGCTAGAAAGATTAAATGACTTATTACAAGAAAAGAGTTGATGACAATCAAAAACAGATAATCCATACATTTATTGCATTGGGAGCTTCTGTTTTAAATCTTTCTAGAGTCGGCGAAGGCTGCCCAGATATTTTGATTGGATACAAAAAGCACAGCGTTCTTTGTGAAATAAAAAGAGATAACAAGGCCCTTTATACCGAATCTCAGGTCAAATTTATGCAAAATTGGCGAGGTGGCCCAGTTAGCAGAATAGATTCAGTTGATGCTGCTATACGATTAATTA